GTAGCGTGTAGCGGATACCTCGTCATGGGGTCCAGCGTGAGTGGCACTACGACTGTCAAGTATTACAACGGCTCGACGTGGACCACCATCTTGTTCCCTGGCTCAGCGTCTACGCTGTCGGCAAACTTCACCGACATCACTGCGGCGAACACATACGTCTACATCGCCACTAGCGCAGGACTGTACTTCGCCCAGCCTGGTACGTCTGCCTTTACATTGTTTGCCTCTGGCTCGTACAACATGGTGTCATGGGCCAACGACCAACTTATTGCGTCAAGCGGCAACAACCTGTATGCGTTCCAGCCTCGCAGTAGCACCGCCAATGGTGGCTCACTGTACGGAACCGCTCCTAGCGTTACTATCTCAAACGTTGGAATCGCAAACATTTCGGCCAGTTCAGGTGGCCACGGCTCGTATGGTGTAAACCTAAAGTCTGCTGACAATAATTTTGTAGTCGGCCAGAGCGTCAACATCACGGGCGCACAGGCGTACTTGACCATTAGTTCCGTCAGCGTTTCATCGAGCGGCATTGTCACGGCCACTGGAACGGCGTACTCTGGTATGTCGGTCGGTGAGAAAGTAACGGCAAGCCTGAACTATGGCACTAGTGGTTCAAAGAATGAACTCGTAACCCTACTGAGCGTTACTGCGGGTAGTGGTTACGACACTGTTACGTGGCAATCGTCGGTGGTTTCTACCGCCACTGGTTTCGCTGGCGGCAACATTGTCTCAGAGTCAAGTAAGTACAACGATGCTTGGACCATCACGAGCATCAGTGGCAACACGCTGAGCATCGCAAACACTACGACCAGCGGTAGTGCTCCCTCTGCTTCTGTATACGGCAACTACTCGGTCAATGGTTACATCGGCAACAACAATGTCTCCGACCTTCTCTATACGCACCAAGACCCTAACTGGTTATGGTCTAGCGCAGTCGGTGGCGAAACTCAGGTGTACTTTGCTGGCTACAGCCGTCGCAGCAACAGCGGTGTGATTACCAACAGCAACGGATGTATCTATCGTTCCGACCTGCTCGGCTCTAGCACCACGACCGCTTCGGGCATCCAGACTGTTAGCACGTCAACAGTGGCCCAGCCATTCCAGCTTGTTACTCCCGTTCAGGCTTTGCCTATGTCACCAGACGAGTACCCAACTGTCATCCAGTCATACCTGAACTTCATCTTTATCGGTACTAATCGAGGCATCCGTATGGCTCAGACGTTGAGCGTGTACGACCCCACCGCTACGGCAACGGGCGACCTCAAGAGTGGCCCACTGATTCCTAACATCCTGACCCCACTGACCTACCCCGTCACCGACATCATTGGCGACGGACGGTTTGTGTGGTTTGCGTGGAATGACTACGACAACTCCATCACACCTGGCACTCACATCAGCACGGGGCTTGGCAAGTTAGACCTGACCACGTTTATCAACGGCGACCCGCTTGCCCCTGTCTACGCCTCAGACCTGATGGTGTCCTACAGCGGTTCGTACAACTTCAACACGGGCGCTGGCATGGTGAACTCAATCGCTTGGGATTCAGTCAAGAACCTGCCCGTCATTACGGTCGGTGGCCTCGGTGTCTACGAGCCACTGGCTACCAACGTCAATGGTCGCATCGCTGCCACGCAGTACGTACCCAGCGGTACGCTCACCACGTCTATCTTTGACTACGGCATCCCCGACCAGAAAGCTCCCGTGTACTTTGAGTACGGTGGTGTCACCCCGACTGGCACAACGCTACAGGCGAACGTCATCTGCGAACCGCAAGAATCGTTCAAGCAAACCATCGCTGTCTCTGCGTTCACTTCTCCGACAGCCATCGGTACTGCCACAAAAGAATACGCAGTTGGATCCAACCCAAAGTCGTCACAGTTCCAAGTAGTTATGACACTGAACGCCGCCACGATTACGACCACTTACGACTCGTCGCCTACGATGTACCGCTGGACACTCAAATCGTTCCCGAACGTGGTGTCTGGTACGAGCATCTCCGTTGTCCTACAACTATTCTCAGTCGATGTTGTAGACGGCGTAGAAGTGTACATGGACCCCTACGACAACTTCTACTGGCTGGAATCACTACGCCAAGCCCAGAACCTGATTACGTATCAGGAAGGTCCACTCAGCGCCAGCATCGCCATCATTGAATCGCTGGACTGGATTCCTCACAAGCGCCGGGACAACTACGAGAACGGCTATGAAGGCGACATCGTAGTTAGCATTAAGACCCTCGGACCATATTCCTACATTCAACCATCAACCTAAAGGAGCATTATGTCAGACATCCGACCAGCAATCAAGCCTTGGCTTGACTGGGCTTTGAACAACACGAATCACATTACCTACTCCGAGGCTGGCAACCGTGCCAGCGCCATCGGTGTATGGCCACCCAAGTTGCCCGTTGCGGCTGACTGCTCAATGTTCCTCACGTGGATTTACTGGCTCGCAGGCGCAGAGCACGACCCTACCAACGCCGCTGGTTTCGCCACGCACGAAGGCTACACGGGTACGGAACTGAGCGTCGGTACTGAGATTCCCCTTTCGGAAGTTCAGGTCGGTGACGCCATCGTTTATGGCCCAGGCACGGGCTGGCACACCGCGGTAATTTACGAGGTAGGCCCAGACCCCTTGACCGTCAGCCACGGTGGTCCTAACGGTCCTTCGCTGGTTCGTGTCTCGCAGGATGGCCGCCAGCCACAGCGTTACCTTCGCTTCAACACGCAGGGAACGCCACGCTTCCCCGCCGACCTTGAGAAGAAGGTTATGAAGCCTAGCCCCATCGCCGGTCTGGTCAAGAAGTTATTGGGACGCAAAGCATGATGGCATCGGTCTTTACCTCAGCGAACTTCTGGTACATCACCGAAGCAATCGTTGTGGTAGCAGGCGCTTTCGTCGGTGTATGGCGTGTCGTACACAATGCCCTTGCCCGTTCCGTAACTGAAAGGCTCCACGAATTGCAGGCTGAACTCAAGCCTAATCACGGCTCGTCTATGCGCGATGCCATTGACCGTATCGAACGAAACCTTGATGAAGTCAAGCTCGAACTTGCCCGTCACCTTGGCGCGCACGAAGGACTCTAATGAAATTCAAACACCCGATTACGGGGGAGAACATCGGGCTGGGCGAGCATCTGTCTTGGACCGCCCAGAACGCGATTCGACGCTGGGAGTTTGTCGGCGTAGTGACACTTGCTACGGTGGTCTGCTGGACCATCAACACGGCGGGCGTGCTGGAGTGGTGGAACTACGCGGCCTCGTACTGCGCGGTGCTCATTGAACTCGTGGTCGGCATCGCCATGTACCAGCAAACGAAAGCGGATGCGAAAATCATCCGTAAAATCCTTGCGATGGAGACACACCAATTCTCTGAACTCAAAGACCTTATCACCAAGGTAGAAGAGGATCTAGAGATTTACCACGAGGGGGAAGATGAAGCCCGGTGATTTGGTACTTTGCCATTCAACAGGAATACTCGGACGTGCCATTCGGATTGCTGAGCGACGCCTCCAAGACAGCCGGTTCTCAGAGTGGAACCACATTGCTATCTTGGACCGACTGGACGAAAACGGTGAATGGATAGTCATTCAGGCCGAGGCACACGGCGTCACGAACGATAAGAAGTTATCCTCGGTTGCCCCAGGTGGCAAATACGAGATAGTCCCACTGCCCATCAAGGCCGACCGTAAGAAATTGCTGACGTTTGCTCGTGCTCAGGTAGGCGACAAGTATTCGTGGCTGTCCATCTTCTCTGCCGCATTTGATATGTGGCTTCCATCTGCCATCTGCCTGCGCCGTGGCGACACGTGGATTTGCTCTGGTCTTGCCGCCGCTTCTTTGTGGTTTGCTGGCTTTGAACCACTTATGAAGCTCAATGATGTGTATACTTGTACTCCTGCCGAAATCGCGCAGGTTTGTACTGAATCGTTGTAATTATAGGTAAAAGATGATAGACTCAGCATGACCAAGGAGGTTATGCTATGGCTTCACCTGTCCCTGCTACCCACGTCATCATCCCCGACACTCAGGCTAAGCCTGGTGCTCCTACCGACCACTTGCGCTGGATTGGGTCTTACATTGTAGACCACTTCAAAGACCAGCCCATCAAGATTATCCACTTGGGCGACCATTGGGATATGCCATCTCTCTCGCTCTACGACAAGGGCAAGAAAGCGATGGAAGGCCGTCGCTACGTGGCCGACATTGATGCGGGCAACGAAGCCTTCACGATTCTGAACCAAGCACTCATTGACCTGAACAAGACCCGTAAGGCTACCAAGCACGCTGGCTGGAAGCCTGAACGATACATCCTGCGTGGCAACCACGAGGATCGAATCAACCGAGCCGTGTCTGCCGATGCTCAGTTGGAAGGCGTGGTCGGTGATTGGCAGTTCAATGACGTGGCTCTGGGCTGGAAGCCTGTGCCGTTCCTAGACATCCTGTGGCTGGATGGCGTCGCATACTCGCACTACTTCTACAACCCGATGTCGGGCAAACCGCTGGGAGGCACTATTGACTCGCGACTCAAGACAGTCGGACACTCGTTCACGATGGGCCATCAGCAGACCTTGGCATACTCGCTTAGATTCGTTGCGGGAAAGTCACAGCATGGCCTCGTTGCCGGTGCGTGCTATCTCCACGATGAGGATTACAAGGGACCGCAAGGGAACGCTCACTTCCGAGGCATCATCGTCAAGCACGAAGTCGAGAACGGTGCGTACTGTCCAATGTTTATCTCTCTTGATTATCTGTGTCGCCGTTATGAAGGAGTGCGGCTCGACACCTTTATGAAAAAGAAGTACGGA